TACAGGAGGTGTGACGGTCTCTGTTGGAGATATTGGACGTGTTGCCTTATTCGAATGTACACCGGTAGGCTACGCTGCGGCAGATGGTATGTATCACGTTTGTAAAACTGCACTTATTGTTACAAATGCAGCAGATAACGCGACTACCTACGAAGTATCGAAGGGCAGCCACTTCAAGGTAGGTGATATTTTCGCTACCGAGGGAGCAAATGGTCAGGCTATCACTGCCATTGACAAAACTACCAACGCTGACAAGGACGTTATTACTGTCGGCACAACTCTAGGTGTGGCTATTACCGCCGCTTCTGCTACCGTTGCTTTTCAGGCAACAACCGCCGGAGGAAAGGTTGTAAAATACCCACCTACAGCAATTACAGGCTCTACCTACGACGTAGTAGCAAGTGAAAGCATGTTTGTAGATGCATGGGTGTTGGCAGTTATTCGCGAGGGGAATGCCCCGCTTGTAAATGCCACCTTAAAGGGAACCCTTAAGGGCATTCACTACATCGCTTAATTGTTTAATCCTTTAACAACTTATTGAGATGCAAAAAACATTAATGCTAGGGTTGAACGAGAAGGACATGCAAGCCGTAATTAACACTTACGACTTGAAACCCTACTACTACCCAACCCTGTTTCCCTTGACCGAAACACCTTTCCTAACGTGGAAGATGCTAGAGGGACAGGCAGGTCTTAAGATTGCTGCCGACCTTGTGGCACGTGGAGCTACCATTCCTAAAAAGACTCGTGAGTCTATCACTAGAATTTCTGGTGATATTCCAAAAATTGCCGTTTCTCGGGAAAAACTCGAAGACGAGTTGACAGAATACGACATTATGCTTGCAATGGCCAGCACCAACCCTGACCTAAAGGCTATCGTTGAGTTCTGGGCAGAAGACTCTCAGTTCTGTTGGACTGGCGTTGCTGCTCGCGCAGAGTGGATCGCGCTGAAACAAATTTCCCTCGGAAAGGTGAAGTTTAGCAACACCAACAACGCGGGTGTAATGACCGAATACGATGTCGACTATCAGATTGATGCCGGACAGAAAATCGGAGTTAATACCTCGTGGGACACTACCGCTTCGGCCAAGCCATTTTCTAAGGACTTCCCTGCTGCAATTGCAAAGGGGAAAACGCTTGGGGCAAACTACAAGTTTGTGTTCATGAACACAGCCACGCTTGCAAAGTTGGTGCAAACTGACGAAGCAATCAAGCTGTGTGCTTCCTACTTGAGCAACCTTTCGGGTATGGCTCAAACACCTGCCTTGGCAGACGTTAACTCTATGCTTCTTCGCAAGGTTGCCTTCAATGGTCTTCAGATTATTGAAGTTGACCAGGACATCACTGTTGAACTCGGTAATGGAACCCGCACAACCGGTAATCCTTTTGAGGACAACGTTATCTTGTTCAGCGAAAGCAAAGTCCTAGGCAAAACCCACTGGAAACGCCCAATTGATATGAGTATGACTAATAGCGTAGCCCTTAAGGCTATGAACGGTCACACCATGATCAAGAAGTATAGCGAAGAATCTCCTGTGAAGGAAGTAACTGAAGGAATTGCCAACTTATTCCCAGCGTGGAATTTAGCAGGACGTTCGGTGTTGATGCAAGTCGACAGAACTACCTGGAACAAGTAGTGTAATCGGGGGCTTGAAATAGCCCCCTTTATCCTTTAGCTAATGACAAACTTAGAGTCAATTTCTGCTGCATGCAACTATCCCATAGATGAGTTGAAGCTTAAAAAAATCCTGATTGATCAAGGGATAAGCTATGGAGACACCTATACAGGACTATCTAAGGCTTTTGAACTTGCAACGGCAGCTCTATATGTCTTAATCGTAACGTCAGCAAACCTATCTGAAGGAGACTTCCAAGTTTCGGCTACAGATAAGAGTAACCTTATCGAATTAGCAGGGGGAATATACGGAAAGTATGGTATTGCTAATCCGCTGAAGGCGAACAATACTGTTAGAAATCGTTCAAACTATTGGTAATGGTAAGTCAATACCCACACTTTCTTTTTGTAAAAGTAGCAACAAGTTCTACTCAAGACGGTGAAGGCAACTGGACTAACCCATCAGTTGGATGGCTATTTCATTCCGTTTGCCGTGAGCAGCCAAATGGGAAAGGATTTACAGTAAACGGTACCGATGGGAAAGCCTTCATTTTTGCATCTACGATCCATCTTCCTTTAACCGCTTTGCGAATTAAAGAAGGTGTGGAGGTGCTAATTAGCGAGAGTAACGATGCAACAGGTTATTGCAGAATTAAAGGTCAAGTTCTAAAGTTCGAAGTCGGTCAATTGCATAATAGGCTATGGGTGTAATTCCTAAGTGGACAAAGGAGGATATTGATATTCGATTCGATAAATTTTTAGAAGTTATCGAAAGGGAAATCATTTCTAGACTTCAGTATCTAGGGGAGTTGTGCGTTACTCATGCCAGAGAAATCCCTGCTAGTGTTGGATTCACAGACCAAACAGGGGCGCTACGCTCTTCAATTGGTTACGTAATTTTTAAGGATGGTACTGCCATTCATTCAAATTACAATGTGGTTGGTGGAGGTTCTGAAGGGGTTGCGGCAGGGATGGCTTTGGCTCACAAGGTAGGCGCAAAGTATAAGGGAATTGCTCTTGTAGTAACAGCCGGAATGAATTACGCTATAAAGCTAGAGTCACGAGGCAGAGATGTATTGACGTCAGCGGAAACAATGGCAAAACAGGAGTTTCCTAGGATAATGCAAGAGCTAAAAGATAACATTAACAAATCGCTAAACTAATGAAGCAGACCTTTGATACAGATACTACTCTATTTCAGGTAATCAATGCAACCGCTGCTATTGTCTCTGAGATTAGTGGGAAGGTATATGTTGATCAGCGTCCTGACGATTCAGTCTTAGAGGACATTGTTATCAATACTATCAACCTTTCACAGGAGTATTTGCCTCAGATTGGAACTTCAAACATCAACGTTCATGTTAGCGATAAAGTAGTTACAATAGGAGGTAGACAGCAGAAGGTTGCAGATAGGGCGAGACTGAAGGTTGTTTCTGCTCTTGTTCTTGATGCTATTCGCTCAACAGTGATTAAAGGCTTGACTATGACAATCGAAAATCAGGTTGTTATCAAAGAGACTGAAATCGCTCAACACTATGTAAATATTAGAATTAACTGGAACATTCACGCTTAATAATTAAAATGCTATGATCACATTAGGACTTTCTGAAATTCAGTCTGGTGTCGCAAGTGCGGCAGGGACTATGCCAGAAACCATGACTAAGATCGGCATGACCTATAAGGATTCATGTAAACTTAATCAGGACAAGGCAGACGTAACCGAACATTTTGAAGAAGGTAAGTCTTCTCCGGCTGTTCGAAACAAAACAAAAAAAATGCCAGCGCTGGCGTTCTCAATTATGAATCCAGATCCAGCATTGTTAGCGGATCTCGTTGGGGGGTCAGTTACAAACGGTAAGTGGGGATTCGATGGAAGTGAAACAACAGCAAATAAAGCAGTTCGGGTTAAATCCGTTCAAGGTCTTTATGTTGACATTCCTAACGCAGACGTAGAGGCTGTTATCAACGCGGAAATGTCGCAAAAGGGAATTTTCCTCGTTGATGTTACCGTTACCCCGATGGCAGTAACTGCTGGTAAGGCTATCTATGCCTACGATGGAGGTGTTTCTCTCGTTGTAACCCCAACAACGCTATCGTTCACTGCTGCTGCTGATTCAGTTGGGAAAACGATCACCGCTACATCAACCGGTAACTTAACCTACGCTGCTGCTCCTAGCGGAGAAGAGTGGTTAACCGTTACTAAGTCGGCTAAGGTAGCAACCGTTAAGGTGCTCGCAAACACCAACTCAGAGGCAAGAACAGCGAACGTTACTGTTGTTGCAGATGGCCTTACGGCTACCGTTGTTGTTACCCAAGCGGGGGCATAATCAGTTTAATGGAGATTTAAAAACCGAAAGCCCCGGAATTAACTTTCGGGGCTTTTTTAAAAAAAGCCTATGAGCCATGAACGAGCACGATACAGATAAACTCAAGCAGGAAAGAAGCGAATTAAGCCTATTAATCAACAAGGGTGTGTTTATAGAAGTAAGCAGGACTGTTTGGCGTAAAAAGGGCGGAATTATAGGCTTCATTGGGAAGCGACACCCTGTTTCTGAAACGCTGAAATTCATAATTAACGAGCCAACCCTATCGACACTAGATCGGATTTCTGCCGAACAGGTTGAGTTAGGCATGAGCGAGGAAGCACTTGCCACCGGTGATGTAATCAAGGAGGCAAAGTTGCTCACAAGAGAACATTGTAGGCGAATGGCAAAGATTTTAGCCTTGGCCATCCTCGGGGAAGACTTCGATATCTGTATTCAGGAAGGGAACAGGGTTAGGTATGAGCACGATGATAAGAAACTTAACGAGTTAACCGAATTGTTTTTTGTAAACGTGAAGCCGTCACGCTTGCTGAAATATTGCATTTTCATCAACACAATAAGCAATCTTGGGGATTTTACGAACTCTATTCGATTGATGTCCGCAGCGAGGACAACGATGCCGATTCGAGTAGCGGAAAACAGCGGGGGTTAAAGAGCCCTTACGGCAGGAGGGGTGCTATTTGCGCTCACTTCGGCTGGACTTGGGACTACCTTCATCACGGTATCGCATGGGCCGTTGTTCAACGCATAATGAGCGACCTACCATCCTACGACTACGAGCCCGATAACAAGGGCGATAATGTGAAATTGACCAGAGACAACACCACTGACATTAAGAACTACATTAATAGCCTAACGTAATGGACACAGATAACGGAGCAATTGACTTTGAAGCAAGGTTGACTTTAGAAACCCTGAAGAGGCAGATTGAAGAAGCAAAAAGACAGATTTCAGGTCTATCCGATTCTGCGGTTAACGATACCAAGAAAATGGATAGCGGTTTCTCTAGCGTAGAAAAGAGAATAGCACAGGTGGCCAGCGTGGCGGCTCTTGCCGGACTTGGTAGGGAGATTGCAAACGTTAGGGGTGAATTTCAAAAGTATGAGGCTATTCTAACCAATACATTTGGCTCTAACGATAAGGCCGTTGAGTCAATGAATATGTTAACAGACATTGCCGCTAAAACTCCATTCCAACTTGATGCAATTACCGATTCTTACATAAAACTTGTTAACCAAGGATTCACACCTACTCGGTCAGAGATAATTAAAATGGGTGATCTTGCCTCTTCAACTGGTAAAGGTTTCGATCAGCTAGTGGAGGCCGTTCTTGATGCGCAAAATGGAGAATTTGAGCGGTTAAAAGAGTTCGGTATAAAGGCAAGCGTTAACGGTGATAAGGTAAAAATGACCTTCAAGGGCCAAACTACCGAAATAGATAAGTCAGCGGCTGCCATGCGAAACTACATTCTTTCTCTTGGAGGAATGAAGGGTGTTGCAGGAAGCATGGAGGCTATATCCGGAACAATTGTCGGTCAGATTAGCAACCTTGAGGATGCATTTACTCAAATGTTCAACAACATAGGAGAAGAGAACGAAGGGTTAATATCCGGGATAATATCCGGTGCCAGCTTTGCCGTTCAGCATTACCAAGAGATAATAGATATTCTACTCCCTATCGTTGCTACCTATGGAGCATATAAGGCTGCTGTAATCGCATTTGCTGCTGCTCAGAAGATTGCTGCAGCAGCAACTTTTGCTAAGGAATATCTGATTATGGCTAAGAACCTAGGCTTTGCTACTGCAAACCAAATTGCGCTAAACGGTGCAGTTCTGGCCAACCCTTACGCGATTGCATTTGCTGCATTGGCCGGATTATCAGTTGCGGTTTACGAAATTGCAACAAGTATGTCGGAGGCAGAGGTGGCACAGAGAAGATTTACCGATGCAATGGCCGGTGCAGATCAAAAGATATCGGATGAGAAAGGTGAAATAAAAGCGCTTACGGATGCAATTAATGACGAAAGTGCTAGCCGTGAATACAGAAACAAGAAGTTAAAGGAACTAATTGCAATTAGTCCGGAACACCTAAACAACCTTACTCTTGAGAATATTAAAACTACCGAAGGAACGGCAGCCATCGATGGATATATTCAGGCAATGGAGCGAAGGATCAAAATGGAGACCCTTGACTCTGAGCTAAAGGAGAGTATTAAGCGCAAGCAAGATGCTGAAAGAGGAAAGGAAAACGTTTCATTTATTGATAAGGCAAAGGCTGGGCTTATTTCAACAACAAGCGGGTTGGCCGCTGGAGGGCTTTCTATTGCCGGGTCTAACATAGAGAATAATCTTGCGGTTGTTGAAGCAGAGACAAAGTTACAAGCCAAAATAAACGCTGAAAGAGCCAAACTATTTGAAGAGATTAATAAAGATAAGGGAAAGATACCTGAAACAGTTATTAATGGTAAATACTGGGAAGCACAGGCAAAGGAGGCGCAAGAGGCTATAATGCTTCTTGATACCAAATCTGCAACCTATGCAACTGATAGAGCGAAGCAGCTGGGTATTATTGCGAGGGCAGAGGAAGAGCTAAAAAAGATTAAGAGCCCCAAAGATACTTCTGCAACGAAAGCAAAGGAGGCTAAAAAATCTGAGCTAGACCTATTAAAGGAAGAGATTGAGGCCAAGAAGTTTGCCTATGGAGAAGACCTAGCTTCGTATAGCGATTATTTAGCGCAAAAGAGTGATATCGTTTCTAAAAAAGGGGACAAGGATCAAATAAAGGCCGTAAAAGAAGCACAAAAAGACAACGATAGAGACATTGCTAAAAATCTAGATGGCCTAGTAAAAAAATATGCCGACTACGAAGGTCAGAAAAACGAGGTAATGAAACGGTATGAAGATGATCGTTATACCTTGATGAGTGCCGGTAAAACAAAAGAGGTTGCAGAGCTTGATAAAAAGGAAAAAGAAGAGCTAAAAACACTTGAAGCCAACCACGTTAAGGAAAATGCTTCATACCAATACCTGTTTGACAACATCGACAAGCTTAGCGTTTCGGCTTTACAAAAAAGAATTGAGCGGCTTAAGCAGGATTTAAAGTTAAGTGCTGCAACAGCAGAAGAAAAGTTAGCAATTGAAAAGGCGCTGTCCGAGGCTAGCACAGCATTGGTATCTCGCGCCCCAATGTTAGCGCTAAAGGTATTGAATGATAAGGCCAGGGACATTAAGAACAAAATTTCAACGGCATCAACGCCTAAAGAAAAGAATGATTTACAGGTTCAGCTTGACGATAATACAGCAAAAAAGGGGGAGGCGCTTGCATCTGTTTTTGGCAACGTTTCTAGCCGATTAAGCGAAGCCAAGCAGCTCGCAGGATCATTTGGTTCTGAACTTGGTAAAGCGGTTGAAATGACCTCGAATCTTGCAAGCGGATTTGCCCAAATTGCATCTAAAAACTACATAGGTGGTGCAATTACGCTAGCGACTACCGTTGTATCTATGCTCGGTGATCTTTCAGGAACGAGCATGGCAGAAAGAGAAGCGGCAGCAACAAAGAGGCTGACAGAGGCAATATCGGACACTAACGCTCAGCTTGAGAGGCAGGTTAGGTTGACAGAGATGCTTAATGGTATGCAAAAAAGTGGCGGTTACGCCGATGCCATAAAGCAAACGGCTGCGGCTTTAAAACAAACTACCTCCGATCTTGAAAAGGAGCTGAATGCGTACTCCAAAAAACTGGATCATCTTTTATTCAATAAGTCTACAACGTTAAAGACTACCGACTACGGACAAGCGGTTGACATTCAGCAACTCATTGGCAAGGGGATGGATAAGTTTACCAATGAGGATTGGTCAAAGGTGATAAACTCATCGGCCGGTGAGCAAAAAAAGAGGCTGGAAGAGTTATACGAACAGTGGATTACGCTGAAAGAAAAGGAGGATGAATACTTTGCCACGTGGGCAGAGGGCTTAACAGGAACTTCGTTTCAGTCAATGGTTGACGGAATGGCATCTGCATTTGATGATGGAATTTACTCAGCGGAAGAGTTTGCAAAGAACTTCGAGGACTTAATGAAAACCGCTGTTTTAAATTCGTTAAAAATACAGTGGATTGAGGGGCCAATGAAGGCGTGGAATGCAACGTTCGCGGAGTATATGAAGGATGGAGTGCTAACAAAAGAAGAGGCGCGAAAATTAAAAGAAGAAATGCAAAAAATCAAAGATAATGCTGCAGCAGGTTTAGCTGAAATCAATGAAGCCGGGCTTGATTTCGGCACAGATGCAACTAAGGCTTCTCTTTCTGGAAGTATATCTGCATCGGTTACGGAAGAAACGGCAACGCTACTTTCAGGCTATATAAATGCAATACGAATTAATCAGATCAACAGCATATCGGTGATGAACAACATGCTTTCACAGCTTAATGTTATTGCTGGTAATACATCATACAACAGGCATCTTGAGAGTATTG